ATTTAATAAAATATATCTGTAATATTAAACCTACCGATAATGCACCTAATAAAATTTATGAAGATATTATATCTCAGAAAGTTGATATTTTTAAAGAATTTTATGGATTACAATGGGATATAAAAAATAATATGATACAAAAATATAACTTTAGTAAAATATGCTTTAAAACTCATGATAGTATGAAAAAATTTATTAATCTTACAAAAAAACATTATAATCTTAAAGAATATAGTAATATATCAACAAGTGCTAAATATAGATTAGATATCTGGAGAACTACACCTACATCAGCCGATTGTGATTCTAACCTTTATGAAAGTAGTATTCATCCTATTATTCGGTTTATACATGATAGTAAAATTCAGCCTACAGGATGGATAGAAATAAAAACAATTGATGAAAAAACAAATTTATTTCCAAAATGTAAACACGAATATTTTACATCATTTAATGATATTAAACCAATTGATAAAAATGATCTTAGTGATTATCGGATTGCTTCTTTTGATATTGAATGCGATAGTTTACACGGTGATTTTCCACAACCAAAAAAGAATTTTAAAAAATTAAGTTCTGATATCTTTGATAGTATCCAAAGTATCCTTAAAAATATCTCAGAATCAAGAAAAATAGATTTTACTAAAAATATCAGTAATAAATTAAATTTATTATTAAAATCAGGTTTTACAGGAGATAAATTAGAGAAAAGTTATTGGATATACAGTGATATTAATAAATTAAAAATAATTAATAATGAATTACCTTCAGATGAAATATATAATGATATTATTAAAGAAATAAAGAAAACAGATATTCTTGATATTGTTCTTAATTTAGATCTAAAAAATAAAGAAAGAGATAAAACAATTAATCTTTTACAAGATATTATTGAAAATGAATGTGATAAAATAAATCTAAAAGTAGAAGGAGATCCTATTATTCAGATTGGAACTGTATTTTATGATTATAGTAGTAAAAAGACATACCGACATATTTTAGTACTAGGTAATAAAGAAGATTTACCTGATGAAGAAATATGTGATAAGATAGATGGTATTGAAGTAGTATCTTGCAAGACAGAAAAAGAATTACTTTTAGGATGGAAAGATATTATTGTTAAAATGGATCCGGATTTTATAACAGGATATAATATTTTCGGTTTTGATTTTAAATATATTTATGATAGAGCTGAAATTTTATTCCCTTGTAAATCAAATTGTAATAATCCTTGGTGGCATGGTAATGGTTGTCCTATGAAAGAATTTTTAAATTTCGGTAAAATAGATACATCGCAATTTAGATCTAAAGATCATAAATCTAAGAAATGTGTAATTAGAAAGCAGCAACTGAGTAGTTCAGCATTAGGTGATAATACATTAAATTATCTTACGATGGATGGTCGTATTTTATTTGATATTCAGAAAGAAATTCAGAAATCTCATAATTTAGAATCTTATAAGCTTGATAATGTAGCGGCTCATTTTATGCGTGGAAAACTCAAAAATATTAATAATAATATTATTCTTGTATCTGATAGCGGTAATTTAAAAGATCATGATTTTATTTCATTTAGAACTCATAGTAATATTGGTGAAGAATTATTTAATGATGGTAAAAAATATGAAATTAAATCTATCAAAGATAAAACTATTACTCTTATAGAATATTTAGATATAAATTTAAATGAATATCATAAAGTAGAATGGTGTCTGAATAAAGACGATATTTCACCTCAAGATATTTTTGACAAACATAAAGATGGTGGTTCATCTGGTAGAGCAGAAGTAGCTAAATATTGTGTTCAGGATTGTGAATTATGTATTCATTTATTATTACTTCTTGATATTATTCCAAATAATTTAGGTATGGCAAATGTATCATTTGTTCCGGCATCTTTTATCTTTTTAAGAGGTCAAGGTGTAAAAGTTACATCAGTTGTTTCTAAGATGTGTGATTTAAGGAATACTAGAATTCCCGAACTCAAAAAAATACCTAGATTAAATGATTATATTAAAATGTATAATAATAAATCACCTAAAGAAGATATTTTAAAACAGATTATTGATGATTCTGATTGGAGAAAACCATATGATTATGAATTAGAAGATTGGTATATCCGAATTGTTAATCAAGCAGAAAAAGGTATAGATGGTTTTGAGGGGGCAATTGTATTAGATCCTAAACCGGGTATTTATTTAGATGATCCAATTGCTGTTCTTGATTATGCATCTTTATATCCATCATCAATTATTGAGAAAAATATTTCTCATGAAACTCTTATTGAAGATTTATCCCTTTTACCTCTGATAGGTGAAAATAATTATGATAAAATTAAATATCAAAATTGGTCTTATGTAAATACAGGGAAGGGTGATACAATTGAGAAACAAATGGGAGATGGAGAGACAACTTGTTATTTCTTAAAAAAGGAATTTATGAAAGAAAAAAATATGATTGATAATTTACAAGAAGGTAAAGAACCTATGGGTATTGTCCCTGCGGTTTTAAAACATCTTCTTGATGCAAGAAGTTATACTAAAGAGAGAATGAAAAAGGAACCGGATGAATTTAAGAGAAAAGTTCTTGATGGTTTACAGTTAGCTTATAAAGTAACAGCAAATTCAGTATATGGTCAATTAGGTGCGAAAACAAGTACTATTTATAAAATGAAACTTGCGGCTTGTACAACATCGGTTGGAAGATCTCGTATTGATGATGCTTCATTTGGAGTTAAAGAATGGTCAAGACTTAAATATGGTAAAGATTATCCTGAACCTGATGTAATTTATGGAGATACAGATTCTGTCTTTGTAAAATTTAGTCGGTTAAAAGATGGGAAACTCTTAGAAGGTAAAGAAGCATTAGAGCATTGTATTAAATGTGGTCAAGAAGCGGGTAAATTTATAACTAAAGGAGAATTAACTGTTGATAATATTGATGGTGGAGAAGATACAGATGATCATGAACCAATCTTATGTTCTCCTCAAGATTTAGAATATGAGAAAACATTTTGGCCATTTATTCTTATCTCTAAGAAAAGATATACAGGAGATAAATATGAATTTGATACCGAAGATTGTAAACGTACTTCTATGGGTATTGTTTTAAAGAGACGAGACAATGCTCAAATTGTAAAACATGTCTTTGGAAATGTGATAGAGAAGATTATGATTGATAAAGATTTTGATGCTACATTAAATTGGTTAAAACAATCTCTTAAAGAAATAAGAGAAGGTAGCTTTCCACTACGTTATTTTGTAATTACTAAAGCATTAAGAGGTTATTATAAAAATCCCCAAAGTATTGCTCATAAAGTATTAGCGGATAGAATGGCTGAAAGAGATCCTGGTAATAAACCAAAATCAAATGATAGAATTCCTTATGCTTATATTGATAAAGGAAAAACAAAACAGATTATCGGTTATAAAAAGATTAAGGAAAGAAGACAAATAGGTGAATTTAAAAATGGTAAACCTAAATTTAAAAATTTTATGATAGATGATTTATCACAACCTAAATATAAAAAGATAACAATTTTACAAGGAGATAGAATAGAACATATTGATTATATTAAAGATAAACAATTAGTTTTAGATTATGAATTTTATATTACAAATCAGATAATGAATCCTGTAAAACAAGTTTTAGATTTAGAAATGAACAAAGAAGAAACCCAAAAAATATTTTCTAATGAATAATTATAAAAATGATCGGTACATTTAATGGAACATTAAAAGGTGGCGGAAAATTAAAGAAAATGATGAAAGATAAAAATCTTAGTACATTATTCACTGTATTTTTTATGATATTATTAGTTCTTTTAATCAAAGCATATGTTGTTCAGCTTACCTATAATATGATGTGGCCTAAGATAGTAGAAAATTCTGGTGGAGATACTAGTAGGTTTAAACCATTAACTTTCTATGAAGCTTTAATGATGGTAATATTATTTTCATTTTTATTTGGCTATTAAAAAAGAAATACTAAGTTAAATTTAATTCATTAAAATTTTTTTCTAAATGAAGGTTATAAAATAATATGGGAGGTGGATTAATGCAACTTGTAGCTTATGGCGCTCAAGATATTTACTTAACCGGTAACCCGCAGATTACTTTCTTTAAGGTTGTCTACAGACGGCACACGAACTTCTCTATGGAGACTATTCAACAGACGATTAGTGGTTCTGAGACTGCCAATGGTAGTGGAACTGTTACTATTTCTCGCAATGGTGATTTAGTATATAAGGTATATGTTACCGTTGACAGCGCCGGCGCCGCAGCGGGGGGGGGTAACACTATTATTAATAATATTGAACTTGAGATTGGTGGTCAGAAGATTGATAAACAAACTACTCAATGGAATCAGATCTGGGCTGATTTAACGACACCGGAATCAAAGGCCGCTGGTTTCCAATGCATGACTGGTGGATGCTCTAACGCACAACTATACGGTGTTGGTCAGATTCAGGTTCCCCTCAACTTCTGGTTCTGTCGTAACCCGGGTCTCGCTTTACCTCTAATTGCTCTCCAGTATCACGAAGTCAAGCTTAAGTGTTTATGGGGTGCCACTGTTGGGAACAGAAAGGTTTTATGTGATTACATCTATCTTGACACCGATGAAAGACGTCGTTTTGCTCAGGTTTCTCATGAATATCTTATTGAACAGATTCAGGAACAGAGTGCTGATGACACGGGTTCTTTCAAGCTCAACTTTAACCACCCGGTTAAGGAACTCATCTGGACTTCTGATGCTTCATATACCGATGCTCTGCTTAAGCTTAACGGACATGATCGTTTCTCTAAGCAGCAGGAAGAATACTTCCAGCTCAGACAGCCCCTTGATTATCACACCGCTGTCCCTGGTCAGAATATTGTATTAACAGATAGACCGCAACTGCTTGCTACTCCATTAGATATGATCGCCCCTGGGGTAGGTGTTGTAGTCGCGAATGACTCGGTTATCAGCACTAATCAATTCAATACAATAGCAACTGGTGCCAAGATCAACGTTCACGGCACAAACAATCAGCCTAAAGTCGGTGATATTTTACTTGTTGATATAACAGAAACTGATGCAAATCTGGCGTTTTCGCAGTCTACGCATTATCAAGTACTTACGACTGACGGCGCTGCTAACGTCTCCATGAGTGTTTCTCCATCTCCAGTTGATTCTATTGTTGGTTTCGGATCTGTCCAAATTATTGCCCGTGTCCAGGACCCTCTATCTAGAACTGGTGCATTAACCAAGAAGATTAATGTTTACTCTTTTGCCCTCAAACCTGAAGAGCACCAGCCATCTGGAACCTGTAACTTCTCTCGCATTGATAATGCTAAACTTGATATTACTACTCCTGGTGGTATGGGAACTGGTGACACCATCTACGCCGTCAACTACAATGTCCTTCGTATCATGTCTGGTATGGGTGGCTTAGCCTACTCGAATTAAAGTATTCTAACTAAATAAATTATATAATTATCTCTATTTTCTAAGATAACTTTTTTTATAAATAATATAAAAATAAATATTATTTAAGATTCATCAAAAATTTAAATTTAAGTAAATATAATTAGCGGAAAAATTAATTAGTTTAATTTCGCCAAAATTTTTTTCTATATTAAGGTATAAAAATAATATGGGAGGTGGATTAATGCAACTTGTAGCTTATGGCGCTCAGGATATTTACCTTACGGGTAACCCGCAGATTACTTTCTTCAAGGTTGTCTACAGACGACACACGAACTTCTCCATGGAGTCTATTATGCAGACATTTAATGGAAATGTTGCACAGGGTGGTCGCCAAACAGCTACCATTTCACGTAACGGTGATTTAGTTCATAGAATGTATTTAGAATTCTTATCAACGGCTGATGGAGATGCTGTTAATGCTGGTCATTCCAGCATTGATAATATTGAACTTGAGATCGGTGGTCAGAAAATTGATAAACATTTCGGGCACTGGATGGAAGTTTG